CTAATATTTGCAGTCCAGTAAATGCGGACCTCAATATCGTGGTACTGAAGAGCAACAAGTGGAAGAGCCGACTGCCAGTTTTCGCAGAACCAGAATCGCAAAGGGTAAAAATAACTTTGCGTCCCGTACCCTCCGTGTATAGAGCTAAGTGTCGACTGGGATGCATTTCCAGAAAATAATGGAGGGGCTAAAAACTCGGTAAACTCCGCACTTTGTCGATCAATAAGCTGACCACCAATATACAACTCGGTGTGATCAATGATATTTGACCAATTTCCCGTAGCGTATGATGATTGCACACCTCCAGAAGCTGCAGTTGCTGTGAGGTAGACAAAACCGAGCATGTCACCGTTACGTTCAAAACGAATGGTTGTCATGCCGTTGTTTGTGGGATTTCCCTGGAGAATCTGACGACCTATAACTTGGGAAAAATTGGTGTGATGCTTGTACGCAGACTGAAAGAATGAAACCTCTGGTTTACCAACGAGGAATGCATCCTGAGCTCCGATTGCAACTAACTGGGCTACACCGCCAGAAGACATTTAATAAGTGCGTATATTATTTTCCTGAAATTAAAAACACAACTGTTTGTATATATTTGCAACTTTTATGCGATAATCAAGAGGTGTCGAAGGAAACTGAATCACGAAATCACCTCTTTGCCACTGACCATCGTTTCCAAAAATATCTTTGATACCCGTACGATTTTTAAACTGTGGTAAATTTTTGTAATCATATGAATTCATGATTCTCTGAGGAATGACACGCGAAACAGTTGTCCAAAATGTTCCACCATTCTTCATACCTTGTTCAGTCAAAAATGTTCCTACAAGTAAATCTTGTATACACTGATTTTCTTGCATGTACCAATGTTTATACATTGGTTCGGAAGCTGCTATAACGTCTAAAAAGGCTCTTCCTATTGGAGTATTTCGTACAAGCATAACTCCGCAATTTATACCATTGCAATCTGCTGGAATGATTATATGGGTATTCTCATCTGCAACTTTTGATATGACATCCTCTATTTTAGTACCCATATTTGTAATCATAGCGTCACAATCTATGTTAAAAATCCATTCTGTTTTTGGGTACTTTTTAAATAGATGTTGCATTGCATAAATTTTACCCCATCCCATTGGTGCTTCATCTGATGGAGTATCGGGACCTTTTGGTGTAACCTTTTTACCGCATATACTTTCTCCTGCGTCTGTAACATGCTCAAACTGGTACCCATGCTTTTCGCAGTACACCTTTTTATTTTCAATTGCTGTAATATCAGCCAAAGGTCTGTACGCTTCGTCGTTTAATGTAAGCAGTATCATTACTTATGGTGTCATCGTATTCTTTAACATTTTAAACATGTATTCTGGATTCATGCGTTCTTTGTAAAATTCCATTGCATTTTTTATAATTTCGCGAGACTCTTCATCATGGGTGAGTACCCATTCAACATTTTGAAAGAGATCACTCATATCTGTCTCAATTGGAACGTAGTGCTTCCATGGTACAAGTTCATGCTGGAGACCAAACCAGTACACAGAGCACACTAGAGGGACACATCCCGAACCAAGTACCCATTCAATTGTTTGTGCAAAACCACCGCCGTCAATAGCAAAAATACCCTTGTATTTCATTTGTTCCTCCTTTGAAATTCTATAATCCGGGTTGAAAGGTGGTTGCCAAGAACCATTTACCAATTTACAATCAAATCGTGGGTCATCTTTTACTAGATCAACAAGTAAACTTCTAAAGTTTGTTGTTTCAGCATGACTTGCATTTTGCCCTCTCCAAACAACTTGATTCAACTTGTTTTCAAATGGAATAGTTTTGAAATCTTCTCTTGGTAAATAATTTGATTCAACGCATGAATACAACGCTCTGACACTAGTTGGTAAAACACATTTATAATGTGAAGCTGGAACTATAAAAATAAACTGTTCAAAGTATGAAAGTTGTTTCATTTTTTCCAGTTGTTTTTCCGTGAGTGTATCAAGTTTTAAAACTCCGTACATTGCATCAGGAAACTCTTTACTGTATTCACCCATGGTATCAAGAATCTTTTCATTTCCGGAATCCCATATACCATATTTACGAGTCCTAAAATGATCATCAAGTTGCATAATTTGGTAAAACCCGTTTTTTATAATAACCATTCCTGAACAAATTTGTTCCATATAATTAAAGATTTTGTTTTCTCTAAGTTTATAAATGCGTAAAGTTTGGTATGCACCAAATAAATTTGAGTCATATGGTGAAGAAGAGATCAAGGCTGTCGAAGAATGTCTCCGAGATGGATGGTTAGCAGGGTTTGGAAAACGAACCGTCGAGTTTGAGAAACGTGTATCATCTCTTTTTGGAAAGAATCACGGTCTCTTTGTAAATTCGGGGTCTTCGGCTATTCTATTGGCTTTGTGCTCTCTCGATTTGAAGCCCGGTGATGAAGTAGTAACACCTGCTTCAGGTTTTTCAACGACAGTGGCTCCAATTGTGCAGTTGGGTCTCACGCCAGTATTTTGTGATGTTGACCTCACCACATATGTTACAAATGTAGACTATATTAAACAAGTTGTGACAGAAAATACCAAGTGTCTCTTATTACCCAACCTTGTTGGAAATGTACCAGATTGGGTTGCTATTCGCAAGGAATTTCCAAACTTGATTCTTATTGAAGATTCTGCGGATACCATTACAAAGAATGAGTGTACTGACATTTCTACAACTAGTTTTTACGCGAGTCATGTCATTACAGCTGGTGGAACCGGTGGAATGGTCATGTTTAACTCCGAAGACCACCTTAAACGCGCTATTATGTTTAGGGATTGGGGTAGAATCGGTGACAATGTAGAGGATCCGAATGCTCGTTTCAATTACTCTGTCGATGGAATTCCATATGATTGGAAGTTTTTGTATGGAGTTATGGGGTACAATATGAAGGCGTGTGAAATGAACTCGGCATTCGGTCTAGTACAACTTGATAAACTTGAAAAGTTTCTTGAAAAGAGACGTAACAATGTCAAGCGTTACTTGGAAAACTTGAGAGACACAAAGTATTACATTTTACCAGATGATTCCAAAAGTCCCAATTGGCTGGCAATACCATTACAATGCCCTGACCGTATGGAGTTGCTCACGTTTCTAGAGGAAAACGGGATCCAGACCAGGGTATGTTTCGCTGGTAATATCACGCGACACCCCGCATTTGAACAGTTCAAGAAACCTTTTACCAATTCAGACTTGATTATGAAGAATGCATTTCTTTTAGGGGCTCATCACGGTATGGAACTGGACGATGTTGATTATGTTTGTGAACTACTTAAAAAATTTGAAGTCACGAAAGTTAATGGTTGTTAGTATTTTAGTAACTGGAGGTTGTGGATTTATAGCATCTAATTTTATTAATAAAATAGCAAGACCTGAGTACCTTATTATAAATTTGGACAAACTTGATTATTGTTCAAATATATACAATGTTAACAAAGGAACATGTACTTTTATAAAAGGTGATATAAAGAATCGTGATCTTGTAACATTTTTAATTAAAGAATACAAGTTTGATGTTGTATTTCACTTTGCGGCACAGAGTCACGTTGATAATTCTTTTAATGATCCAGTCAAGTTTACATATGAAAATGTGTGTGGTACACACAACTTGTTAGAAGCATTTCGTCTTGAAAAACCCGATACAAAGTTTATACATTTTAGTACTGACGAGGTTTACGGGACTTGGGAATCTGGTCCGGCTTTTACAGAATGTGACATTCTCGTTCCTACAAATCCATATTCTTCTTCAAAGGCGGCGGCTGAAATGATTGTTCAATCATACATTAAATCATTTAAGATGGATATCAAGATAATTCGCTGTAACAATGTGTATGGTCCGAGACAGTATCCAGAAAAGTTGATTCCAAAATTTATAAACCTTTTAAAAAATGGAAACAAGTGTACACTTCATGGAACAGTTAGTTCAAGTGTCAAACGAGCCTTTATACATGTTGATGATGTTACCGATGCAGTAATGACTATTTATGAAAAAGGTACACCTGGCGAAATATACAATATAAGTTCTGATTACGAGTTTAGTGTTCTTGATATTACAAAGTTGATTATAAAAGCAGTCAAAAATACTGAAGAATATGAAGAATGGATGGAAGTTGTCGAAGATCGTCCTTTCAACGACAGTAGGTACTTTATAAATTCTGATAAATTAAAAAGTCTGGGATGGAAACAGAAGAATGATGACAATGTTCTTTATACTTTTATTAAAGAATCATCGCGTTAATACTTCATATGTGTGGAATCGTCTGCGTTTTCGGCGCGTCAAATGTTGTAACATCATCATATCTCACACACAGAGGTCCCGATGGTACTATGGATACAACAATCGGTGATTGTTGGATGGAATTTTCACGGTTAGCTATAAACGATTTGTCAAATAGTGGTATGCAACCTTTTTTAAATAATGGTAAGATGCTCGTATGCAACGGAGAAATTTATAATCATCTCAAGTTTGACCCTGTGAATACAAATGACTGCAAGTGTCTAATTCCTTTGATTGAGGAGCATGGTATTCTAGAGGCTTCAAAGATGATTCGCGGCGTCTTTGCCATTTGTTATACTGATGGTAAGCGTTTACTAGCATCACGCGACCCTCTTGGTGTTCGTCCTTTGTTCTACACTCGTTTTGAACCAGGTAAAATGGCACTCGCGAGCGAAGCCAAGGCGCTTCTCAATTTTGGTACCAAAATTGATATTTTTCCACCAGGTCACTCATACGATTCTGATACAGACAAATTCTCGTGTTGGTACTCGAGTTACTGGGATTTTTCAAATGAACCATCCGACGAAAATGAAATCAAGACAAAGTTT